TGTTTGTAACACATGATTTAGGAGTACTTACAAATTTAGCAGATAATTTAATAGTTATGCAAAATGGCGAAATTGTTGAAAAGGGAACTACAAAAGAAATTATGACAAATGCCAAACATGAACATACAAAATTCTTGATAGGAACGAGAAGAGCTTTAATGGAAAAATTTAAAAAGGTGAAAGAATATGATAAATAATGAAATTCTTTTTGAAGTTAATGGAATAACAAAATCATATAAAGAAAAAGGACTTTTTAAAAAGAAAATAAAAAAAGTTCTAAATGATGTTTCTTTTTCTTTAAAAAAAGGAGAATGTTTAGGAATAATTGGAGAAAGTGGAAGTGGAAAAAGTACACTTGGAAGGATTTTAATAGGACTTGAAAAACCAGATAGTGGTGAAATAAAATTTCAAGATAAAGATATTCATAAAGAAGCTAATCAAATTTCAAGAAAGGAATTGAGTATAGTTTTTCAAGATTATTTCTCTTCTGTTAATCCAAGATTTAAGGTTGCAGATATTATAGCTGAGCCATTGAAATTAAATACAAATTTATCTTCTAATAATTTAAGAAAAGAACTTGAAAAATTAATAGTTGATGTGGGTTTAAAAGTTGAGTTTTTAGATAGATATGCTCATGAACTAAGTGGGGGACAGCTCCAAAGAGTTTGTATTGCAAGAGCAATTTCAACAAAACCTAAATTCATAATGCTTGATGAGGCAGTTAGTTCTCTTGATATTTCAACCCAAGTTGAAATTTTAAATCTTCTACAAGAGTTAAAAAAATCTTATTCTCTATCATATATTTTTGTAACTCATGACTTATTGACACTAACTTATATTTGTGATAGTGTAATCTTTTTTAAAGAAGGAAGAATTGTAGAGAAAGTAGATAGTTTAGAAAAATTATGTGAAGTAAAAGATGATTATTCAAAAGCATTGCTTGATGCAGTAATAGAATTTTAAAATATATTAAGGATTAATTTTATTTAAGATTAGTCCTTTTTTATTTTTTTAAATTAAAAATAAAGCTAAAAGAACTATAAAAATACATAGAAATCTGATAAAATAAAAATATAAATTTAATACAAGGAGGTAAATTTATGGATGTTAAAAGAGATGAAAAAATTTTAGAATTGGTTAATATATTAAAAAACACAAAATATTTAGTCTTCTTTGGAGGAGCAGGAACTTCAACTGAAATTACTTCAATAAACTACCAAAATAAAAAGAGAGCCTAAGCTCCCATTTTAATAATATTTATGAC